TCGAGGGCATCAGCACTTGATCGTGTCAATGTTCGACGCCTCCTCATTGAGATCAGGCGCAGGGTCAGGAACGTTGCAAACCTCATCATCTTCGAGCCCAACCGTGAGGCCACACTCGCAAGGTTCTCCTCGCTGGTCGATCCAATCCTGAAGCAGATTCAGGCCCAGCAGGGAGTAGAGAGGTTCAAGGTGAAGATCGACACCTCGACCACAACACAGGCCGACGTTGAGAACAACACAATTCGTGGACAGATCTACCTCCAGCCGACCAGGTCACTGGAGTTCATCAACCTCGACTTCGTTGTTGCCAACCAAGGCGCACAGATCTGAATTTCTCTGAGAAGAATACATAGGGAACAAGGAGCAAGAAAATGGCAGAGACACTATCAGTCACTGATATGTTGCCCAATAGGTTCGAGCCCAAGCGCAAGTTTAGATGGGTTCTTGCCATTGAGGGAATCGACTCATTCCTGGTCAAGACAACGGCCAGACCACAGATGGACATCTCCTCACAGGAGATCCACTGGATCAACACAGTCCGCTACGTGGCAGGCAAGGCGAAGTTCAGCACAATGAACGTCACGCTGTATGACCCAATCGCACCTTCCGGTGCACAGCAGGTCATGGAGTGGATTCGCACCCACTACGAGTCAGTATCAGGCCGTGCAGGCTATGCTGACTTCTACAAGCGCGACATTCAGCTGAAGATGCTAGATCCGGTTGGAACAGTCGTGGAACTCTGGGACATCAAGGGTGCCCAGATCACCTCAGCACAGTTCAATGACCTTGACTACTCGGCTGAGGATCCTACAGAGATCGCTCTGACGCTGCAGTTCGATAACTGCGTCCTGCAGTACTGACAGTCGTTAGGTTCCCTGTGTGCCGGAAGGGTTTCACGCCCTTCCGGCTTTCTTTTTGTTTACTAACTTCATGACTGGATGAAAATGTTCTGAAACGATTCCAGGAGGAAGTTTGTCAAGCGATAGAAGTCAGGTGTTCGGACCGGGTGCTGCGCCTCCCGGTGTCCAGGTTAAGGACGTAATGAGGGATGACTTTGGATTTGAGGTTCCGATTGAGTCGGTTCCCATTCCATCGAGGGGCGTCGTCTACCCTGATTCATCGCCACTTCACAATCAGGAGACAATCGACATCAGGGCGATGACTGCAAGGGAGGAGGACATCCTAACTTCTCGTGCACTCATCAAGAAGGGAACTGTCATCAGTCACCTCCTTCAGTCCTGCATTGTTGACAAGAGGGTCAACGTAAATGAGATGCTCACCGGTGACAGAAACTCTGTGATGGTGGCACTTCGAATCACAGGATACGGGTCCGACTACAACGTTGAAGCAGAGTGCCCAGCATGCTCCAACAAGTCAAAGCAGACATTCAATCTGTCTGAGCTTCAGGTGAAGCCCCTTGAGATCGACCCATCCAGCCAGGGAGAGAACTCATTCGAGTTTAGGCTTCCTGTCACCAAGAAGACTGTGCGATTCAAGTTCCTCACGGGGCTGGATGAGGAGGAGATCCTTCAGATCCAGGAGAGGAAGAAGAAGACAGGTGCAATTGCAGACTCCCTCGTCACAACCAGGCTTCAGTACGCTGTCATATCGGTCGAGGGGAAGACTGACAAGGCCCTTATTTCCAATTTCATTCGAAACATGCCAGCAAGGGACTCGCTTGCACTCAGGACATACATTGACAAGCATGAGCCTGGAATTGACATGAAGGTCTTCATGGAGTGTCCATCTTGTTCCGAGTCTTCGGAAATAAGGATGCCCATGGGTGCCGGCTTCTTTTGGCCTGGAGCCGAGTGATAGAACAATCCACCTTGAGCACACTTTCCTCCTGATGTATTACATGGGATTCACGTATGTTGAGACATACAACATTCCCATTCAGTACAGGGTCTGGTTCATCAACAGGGTCCAGGAGGAGCTCAAGAGGGCAAACGAAAAGGGAGAGGGCCAGTCTCGTGCCGCACATGACAACAGTGCGGAATCGAGATCAATGGCAGGTAGAGCAAGGGCCCAGGTTCCGTCTAAGCTTAGAAGGTTCACATGAACTCACCGAGGTGATAGTTATCGACATGGACAAAAGACTTCGATCCACACTCGCTAGCTATATCCTCGGTGAAACCAGAGAGCTCAACATTGTTGGGAATCCTATACTATTGGCTACCCTTCACGAAGTGACTCAGGCGTCTCGTGAGTTACTGGAATGCCTACGCAGGGATTCATCCGAGACTGAAATTGCTGAATCTCTGACAAGAAAGACTGAGGCTGCAAAGAGATGGAAGAGGGTCACAGGTAGGAATTGGGACCTGTGAAAACCTCGCCACGACTAACTTATCAAATACATCGTGGTGAATAATGGCGACACCTACAGACCCCAGATCTATCCAGGCCACGAACGAACTTCTTGGACAGCAGGCTGCCCTTTGGTCCTCCATAGCATCCAACGCAAGCACACTTGTTGATGCACTAAACAGGGTCTCAGGTGCTGCGCAGGGGGCGACACAAAGCTCACAGCAACTGAATAACTCACTTGCGGCTGCAATTCAGAATGCTGCCGATGGTGTGAGAGACATTGGCGCAAGCCAAGAGGCAGCCGCAGCTCAGGGTGAAGCAGCAACTCGACGCGCAAATCAGTCGATCAGTTCAATGGTGTCAGACTTTGAGGATGCAGGCAATGCCCTTGAGAGGTTCCAAAGAGACCTCGAAAGACAGAAGCTTGAGTTTGGATCCCTGTTTGACTTCGGACTAGATGATAAGTTCGAGATCTATTCTGATGCCGCTAACAAGTTCGGGCAGAACCTCGAAGGTTCATTCGCAGCTGCAAACAAGGGTGTGATGACCCTGGTCAGCGGAGTCGGAGCACTTGCTGGTGGACTTTTCAACATTGCCAAGGCAGCATTCGCAATACCATTTCAGCTTCTTGGAATGGTGGCCGAGACTGGCAACGAACTACTTGAAGGTGGCGGCGGAGGGGGCGGCGGAGGTGGTGACAATTCCTTCCAGCTTGCCCTAGAAGACGTAAGAGAGAAGTTTGGAAACATTGCCGAAGGGGAAGGCGCCCGTGTCGTTGCAATGTATGAAAAGATCAACACGAGCCAAAGCAACATAGCCGGCACAGGCAGGACGATGGCTGACGTGTTCGGAAAGAACGCTGAAGCCCTGAAGGCCATGTCCGAGATGTATGAGGGACTTGGACCACTTGTTCACGTGTTAGGACAGGACATTGAGGAAAATGCCGACAAGCTTACAATCTACACCAAGGGCCTCGGTCTCGGTGCGGAAGAGATGCAGGCTTTCGGCTCTCAGGCAATCGCAGCTGGGAAGCCACTCACCTCTGTGCTTGAAGACGCCAGTCGAATGGCAATCAGTCTCGGCAAGAAGTTTGGAATAAGTTCCAAGGGAATAGCAAAGGACCTCGCATACATGTCGTCCGGTGTCACCAAGTTCGGTAACATTGGAATGAAGATGATCGGCTCCGTTTCAGTGTACATGAAGAAGCTTGGAATGGAAGTCAAGGACCTCGAAGGCGTGATGGGAGTCTTCGACGACTTCGAATCAGGTGCACAGGCCTCAGCAAAGCTCTCAAGTGCATTCGGAGTACAGCTTGATAACATGAAGATGATGCAGGCTGCCAACCCAGCCGAGCAGATTCAGGCCCTTCGTGATGCATTCAAACAGTCAGGCCAGTCCCTTGAGGGCCTGTCAAGGCAGCAGCTCAAGTACCTTGGAGATACGACTGGCCTCGGTGATAAGGTCCTACAGGCCCTCTCGCCAGAGAATGCTCAAACCAGCCTCGAGGATGCTCAATCTGCCGCTGCGGACGCCGCATCTGACACAAACAAGCAGCTTCTCAAGCAAACTGAAATCCTGAAAATACTTGCCACAAACATCAAGAAGATTCCTGCTGAGGGCGGTGGTGGCGGTGGAGCAGACAAGGCCAAGGATAAGTTCACATCATTCATTGATGCTTTCACGTCTGGATTCAAGAAAGCGATCTTCGAAACCGAATCCTACAAGACGATGGCAAAGAATGTTGCTGAGTCCATGGGGATTATGGGTGAGGCAGGTGGGAAGGTCGGTAGCGTGTTCCTTGCCACGTTCCCACAGGTCGAAAAGATCTTCACAGCAATCGGTGACCTCTTCGACCCAGCAAAGTTCAGGGTAAAGGCAGAGGAACTCACAGGAATCTTTCAAAGCTTCTTTGGAGACCTGAAGAGTCCGGCAACGGCTGACAAGGCGTTCCAGAACCTGTTCGATTCACTCATGGACTGGTTCGGAAGACTGTTCGACAATCCGGAGGCAAAGGGAACCCTCACTGAATCGATTGAGCAGATGATCGAGTACATGGGTAATGCAATCAGCGGTGCTATTGGTTACCTCATTCCGAAGATTGCCGAGATCATCACAGAGATTGCAGACTTCATAAGCGGCAATAAGGCAGAGAAGACAATCAACGAGGCCGCGAGCACAGGAATAGGCGGAGCCTTCAGAAAGGCTTTCGATATGATAGGTGACAAGCTTGTCGAGGTGTGGCCGAAGCTGAGTGAGGCGCTTGGAAAGCTCATCGATGTCGTTCTTGAGAAGGCAAAGCCTTACATTATGAAGGCGATGATTGCATACATGACGTTTGTCATGGTGCAAGGTGTTCTCATCGGTGGCGCGCAGGCCATGGCATCTGCAGTGATCGGAAAGACCCTTGAGAGGTTCGGAACATTCCTGACCATCAAGATGAAGGAGATGGTTGCAAAGAGGGCCGCAGCGGCGGCGGCTGACGCTGCCACTACTGCAGCTGCTACTACAACGCAGGCGGCTGCTTCTACTGCAGCAGCCGGTGCACCTGCTGCAACTGCCGCAGCAGCCGGAACTGCATCTTCTACAGCTGCAACAGGAGGATTGGTTGCGACTGTCAATGCAATTCCTGCGAAATCAATAATAGAAGCAACTGGTAAATTGATCCTAATGGCTGCTGGTTTGTTTGTAGCAATGGCGGCTTTTGTTCTTGCTCTTGCTGGAATTCACATACTAATAACAAAAGTCGGAGGATACGCCGCTGTTCTCAGTTCTCTTGGCACGGTTGCTGCTACCGTTGCTGTTGTAGCAGGAATCATACTCGTATCACAATTGATTCAGCCTCCAGCGGCAGGGACAGCAGCTGTAGGGCTTTCTTCTGCTGTGCCGGTTCTAGCAGCTGCAGGAGTTCTACTACTGGGTGCTATAGCCTTGTCTGCTCTCGCAAAAGTTATGAAGGTTAGTCCTACTGAGCTTCTCGGATACGGACTTGCTATGGCTGCAATAGTTGCAATGCTCACTTTGATAGTTCTTGCAGCTTATGCTCTTCTTGGAGTTGCACCTGACGGAGGAGCAACGGCAGCAACTACTCTTGCTACTGTAGGAACCGTTGTCCTCATAGGCACTGGTGTGTTCCTTGCCGCTGCAATTGCCCTGATTGCCCTTGGAATCACACCTGAAAGGATGGCAAAGGCTGAGAACATCATCCTCTCCGCAGCGAAGATTGTCGGAGCCATCGGATTCATGGTCCTCACGGCACTCGGTCTTGGATTCATCGTCACCAACCCATTCACATTGGGTTCCGTTGCTGTAGGAATTCTTGCTCTTGCCGGTTTCCTCGTGATTGCTGTGCCTGCCCTTGCATCAATGCTGAAGTCCATCACAGAAATCAAGCTGACAGACCCAGAGTCTTCAATGAAGAAGGTTGAGATAATCAAGGGAGTCTTCGCAATACTCGATCCAATGTTCAAACTTGTAGAAAAGGTGATGGATCAGTCAGACGGATGGGCAACATCCTCAAGCACAGCGGCAAACAACGTCAAGATTCAACTTGAATCAATTACTACTTTCTTCAATACTACTCTGACAGCCCTCGCTGGATTTGTCAAGACGATTATAGAGCTTGCTTCCGGTATTCCGACTGTTGATAAAAGTCAGATGGAAAAGGCCGAGATTTTCGGAAAGATGATCTCACCTGTTGCAAGTCTTGCTGGCGCTCTCTTGGGATCTATTGGTAACATCAAGTCAGAAGCAGCAGAATACAATTGGATGGGCAACACAACTAAGTCAGCAATCACAATGGAATCCCAATTGAATGCTATCAAGGATTTCATACTGGGCCCTGAGGGTGATGGCAAGGGTGGAATCCTGAATTCAATTGTTAACGTTCTTCCAACCATCGTCAATGCTATCAAAGATATGACTGCACTTAATCTTGATGCAAAGGGACTTGAATCTCTTGGAAAGAAGGCTGAGGTTGTCGGAAGTATGGTGAAGGCTGTGGGTGACATGACAAGCGTGTTCACCGAGATATCCAATGCTGCAGTTGCAATGGGAACCGAAACCGAAAAGATGGACAAGAGCGCAGTAGGTTTCGGATACGTCAAGGAAACCTCAGTTGTCAACATACAAAAGATCAAGGATTTTGCAGCTCCTAATGGTCCATTCATGACAATTTTCGGTACCCTAAAAGAAATGATTCCGACAATTGTCAGCTCATTCAATTCTCTTCCTGAAATATCCCTGGGCGGTGCAAAGGATCCCAAGGAGAGGATTGAATCTGTCGGTGGAGCAATAAGCTCTATGATGAATGGGATCAGATCTCTCACAGGAATGTTCCCTGAGGACACGGACCTACAGAAAAAGAACCAGACCCTTGCCACTCAGGCTGTAGGAATCAAGGCCCTGGCGACAACTACGACAGGAATAATGCAGGCAATGCTCACTAACTTCTCAACTCTTCCGGCTCTTGACGTCAAGAAGTTCGAAGGCATTGAGAAGGGCATGCAGGCTGTTGGAAATCTTGGAAGCTACACATCAAGCATTCACTCGGCAACTGAAGCACTCAGGTCACTTGCAACTTCAAACCTCTCAACTCTTGTCCACAACTCAGTAGACACCATAAGAAAGATAGACGATGAACTTGCTTCTATAGACAACATCAACATAGAAGCAAGAATTGAGAAGGTTGGCAAGGCGCTCGCCCTGAGACCTGACTCACTCAAGATAGATCCAAAGCCTGTGAACATCAATATCAAGCTCAACTTCACCCTTGACGCCAAGGACCTTGCCAGGGAGATTCGTGACGTCACAGCTCAGATGGCGGTCACTGGTGAGATCACAGACCCGTTCGTGTCGCAGACACCAGCACAATGAGGATGAACAATGGAACAAATTGATCTGATGAAGAAAGTGATGGAGCAGAAACTGATCCAGGATCTCCTTGCGGCTGTGCCTGAGGATCAAAAACCAGACGCCATGAAGCTTATCGAAGACGTAACTAAAGGAGTGCAGGAAAAGTTTAGTGCCGCCCTTCCTGCCCTTCAAGCAATGCCAGCAACCCAGCTTGAGAAGATTCTTCGAGATCAGGTCAAGTGACAACTCAGAATCGGCATACCTATTGCCATGGCTGATAGAAAGTTATTTGCTCCTGAGGGGCCCGAACTCAATCAAGGAAGAGACCTTACTCGTTCCAACCGAGTAAAGCTTGGACAGTACCTGAGTGATAGAACTTCAGGCAAGCCGTCGCCATCAGACGACGCTAGCTTTGAACCTAACGACTATCAGTACACACCTCGCTCGAATGACTTTCCTGTAAGCAGGTCACCTGATGAGCTAGAGCTCAGTAAGGACGGAAATAGAAATTACGTCCTACCACAAGTCCCATCAAACCAGACAACATTCACAGACGACAGGAATGATGTTGAAAGGTGGGGCAAAAGTGACTTCAACGGCGAAGTTGGGTGGAAGTCAACCACTCAGGCTGAAAGAGCCGGTGACGAGCAGAACAAGAGAAGAGTTCTTTACAAGATGCGTGGTGACACAGGCATTGAAAATGAATCTAATCAGTATTCTGAAGTCCTTAGAAAGGGGATATCTTCTGTGCTTGCAACGAATGCATTCACACAGGACGGAAGTTTTGCCCTCAAGGAGAGTCAACCGAATTCAAGTTGGCAGAAAAAAGATCCTAATGAAACTCTGAAGAGCATGAGAGAAGCAGCCCTGGACGTTCTGGGCTACTCAGCCGGTCTGATTAAGCCTGACGGGAGTGAGAGGTCCCAGCTTGGAAGAATCGGACAGATGCTGAACATTGATAATCAGTCAGTGAAGAAAGGAGTTGATGGCTTTAGGTACAAAAAGGACAACAGTCCACTTGAAGTGACTGGTGGTTCTTCTACAGTGGGACCATCAGAAGATCAACCATTCGATGGCATCCCACTTCAGCTTGTTGGGGCAAGCAACATAAACGTCGTGCCTGATGACGGTCTTGGAACGACCGGAGGAATCTACAGCGGATTCTCATACGGCAACAAAAATGATTTTAACACTCCGTTTGGTAGTCTTGCACGAGGAGCCGAGACAATACTTTTTGCTCTTGCAGCCGCGGCTGCAATATTCGTAGCAATCTCAATATGGTCTGCTGTCCTCTCTCTCATCTTCTACAAACTGGACAGGCCCGAGTACAGAACAGGCGTCAATCCACCAGGGCATGAGAGAGACACATCAGTTGCCTCAGACCTCCTTGCCCTACTGTTTGGAACCAAGCGTCCTTACAACGTCAATACTCTAGTCGCTGGATTTGAAGGAGTGATTTCCTTCCTTGGCGTAGACATCGGCCCAACAGGGGCCGCATCTGCAGTTGCAGGTGCTGTGATCAACTTTGCTTTCAGTCCAGACTATTACGTCCTGATCTGCAGGATGGTTCTCAATGGTGTGTATTCATTCGTTGGACAGTCTTCTGTTGGAGGAGGTGCCGCAGGTGCAATCACTGCACTCGCAAATCTCAGAACCAACAAGCTTGTGTCATTCGTCAACAGGATGATCGACATCGGCTCAATAAGCCTCAGAGGCGTCGACACAACGACAGACATTGAGCCTGGTGGTAAGGACGAATCGTATTACGGTCAGGCAGTCAACAGGGTCGCAAGGTCAAGGCAGTTCGGAAACAAGCTTGCGTGGAGAAACACTGCAACAGCGATGTCCATCCTTTCACCTGATGTGATTAGGGACGGTTCTGCATCACTTTACAAGACTAGCCCGAATTTTGCTAACATATGGGCTGATAGAATTGCAAAAAGAGTTGCCGGGTTCAAGGTTGCTACAGGAAACGAGTCAGCAAACCTCATTGAAAGAGAACTCAACTCTGAGTATGTTCCGTTCTACTTCAGGGATCTTCGAACCGATGAGGTCATTTCGTTCCATGCATTTCTTGAGGATCTGTCAGATTCTTTCACAGCAAACTACACGGCTGTTGAAGGCTTTGGAAGACAAGATCCAGTGCAGATCTACAAGGGAACCAACAGGTCGATTGGATTCTCCTTTCATGTAGTGAGCACAAGTCCAAAGGACCACGATGTAATGTGGTACAAGATAAACAAGCTTGTGTCTCTACTTTACCCACAATACACAGATGGAATCAAAGTTGAAGACACAGTCGGTAATAAATTCGAGGTCCCATTCTCGCAGGTCTATGGTGCTTCTCCCCTCGTGAGACTTAGGATTGGTGACGTAATCTCCTCAAACTACAGCAGGTTTGGTTTATCAAGACTTTTTGGACTTGGGAAGGCAAATACAAACTTCTCTGAGGGATCTCCTGACATATTCCAGAAGAGTGTTGACCAATACAACGAAACCTTACCAGTTAGCGCAGGCGGTAAGGGAGGTTCAAAAACTTCAAAAGACGCAGAAGATCTCATTGACTTCGGTCCAGGCAACAGTTCACAGGAAAAGAACACTTTCAATCCACTAAGCATTATCAAGACATCAGTCAAGGCGAGGGTGATTAGAGGAGGAATCTATAGGGGAACTTCCGACAAGCTTGGAGCATTCAGTAGAACCTATGCTGTTCACATCAGGCCAGGAACAATATGCAGCGTTCTACCTCCTGACGCTGAAGTCTTCACCAACAATTACCTGCTGAATAATGATGTGGGCAACAAATCGGTTTGCCTTGTGAAACTAGACGATGCTGTGACTGTGAACCCAAGGGACCTCGGAAATGATCCAATCAAATTGGAATATGTCTACATCCCATACGAACTCATAGAGTATATTGAAGAGAAACTGACAATCCCAGCAATACCAGTCGGGATTGGTTCAAATCAGGAAGATATCAACATCACGAGAAATTTCTTTGTTCCTGCTAACAATTCAATAGTTCAGTCTTTCGAATCTTCTATGGGAATGGGCCTTGCAGGTGTCATCACAAATATGAGCATGGACTGGAACGAAGCAACATGGGAGACTGATAGGATTGGAGGCAAGGCACCGATCTGGCTCAAGATTACAATGCAATTTGCACCTATTCACGACCTTCCAATGGGTCTCGACAGCACCGGAGTTCAGATCGCTCCTGCATATCCCGTTGGAGACCTTACGAGAAGAATGCACGGCATTGACGTTCCACGAGGAACATCCGACAAGGGAAGCGATGTTCTTCCTGGATACGAATACAGTTCAAATCCCAATGATTATCCGACATCAGGAAAGTCACGGTCTAACTCAGGTGGTGCTGGCACAACACCGGTGCTAAACAATACTTCTGAGATTCCAACAACTCGATACACCAAGAGGTTGATCTGATGAGAAGGTATTCGAGGTCTCCGGTAATCAAGGCCGGAACTGCATATGGGTCTCAGGGCGGAATCGACAGTGTGAGAAGTCTTTACAACTCAGGCAACCTCCAAGCGACATCATATGTCCTCAAGGAAGGAGAGAGGCTTGATCACATTGCTGGTAAGTTTCTCGGTGACTCAACCATGTGGTGGGCCATTGCTGCTATCAGCGGAATTGGATGGGGTTTACAGTGCCCTCCAGGAACAGTAGTTCTCATTCCTAACAGGCAACAGCTGGAAAGCATATGAATCGCGATGAGTATGAAAGAAACAACAAGGAATTGCAGAAGTATACCACTCTTCCTGGTGGAAACAATCTTGCTCTTCTCATTGCGAAGGGATCTGTAGCTGCAGCACAAGAGTCCCTCTCAACTAGCTCTCATCCTACTGATGTGGGAAACGAAACCCTTGCCAACCTAATGAAGACTATCACAAGCGTGCTTCCACAACAGCAAGGAAACGCAAGTGGGAAGTACACTTATCAGATCATAAAGGAGCTTGATGATCTTCTTGCAGGCACTGCAGAAAGCGATCCTCTCAGAAAGGAACTTGAGGAGACAATTAGAATAACTCCTGTTTCCTCACCTGAGGGCAATAAATCATTTCACAAGCACTTCATTAATAGCTCGTATCTTTACGACGGCAATGGAGATTCTCCAAAGAATTACACGATTGGAGACATCTCAAGTGAGATAGCGACAAAACTTAGCAAGACTGAAGATTCACCAACTAGGGTAAAACCTGCAGTAACGATCATAGAGATCCTTAAACCAGGCTTTAGCTCCACAAATCGAGATGCAAATGAGGTTTCGATATTCACAAACCTGATATCACCAGTTGAGATGTCAAGGTGTGTTCCCTTCATGAGAATGAGAATTGTTCCACCTCTTCTTGTTGAAGAGGGAACAAATAATCCTATCAGGACTCCTCCGTACTTCAACATTATCGGATTCCTTCGAGGCGACAAACAGCCATTTGATCAGGATCCTGGCAAATCTTCGCTGGGTCCCGCAGACCGTGCAATGTCTGTGTCTTTCACAAATGCACTTGGTGAGAAAGTAGCCATAGACGGTGGTGGTTCTATGGAACTCTTCACTTCACCACAGACAATGATGACGACCAAGGGTAATCTCGGAAATTTCACAAATCCAATCCTCGATCGTTCAAGGCCTTTCATGACCCTGAGCAGTGTGAAGATATCAGTTCAGCCCGCGGCAGGTATCTACTCACATAAGACTGCAACTGTTGAGATGATCCTGCACGATCGCTCTAGACTAGCACAGATAGCCCCATTCATCAAACCTGACATTTTCGCAGGAAAGAGTAAGTGCATCTTTGAGATGGAATACGGGTGGTCACATCCCGATGGTGAGAACAAGAAAATTGGTGATAGAATCAAGAATCCTATGGGAGTCTTTCTGAACAGTCTTAGATGCAAGGAGAACTACGAAGTCTACAATTCGACATACTCATTCGCAGAATCAGGACAGGTCAACATAAACCTGCAGCTCACGATGGTCTCTCACACAGCCATGAGGGCTCAAACACCTGATATCACGGACGTTAAGGACAAGGTTACTGCTGTCGATGCACTGCTCAAAGATATCAACACTAGCATGAAAACCATCACGAGCAACAGTGAATCTTCACAGGATAATCTAAAGGAAATATTCGGTGAGATTGTCATGAATGGCGTAGGGTCCGCAGATGCAGCGCTGTCAATGGATCTCACAAAGTTTCAAGAGCTTACCACAAAATTAGAGACCGTTAGGAAAAAAGCATCAGCAGGATCAGAGGCTAAGAAGCTTGCAGATGAGATCCTCATTCTTGTAGCCACAGTTAATCAGGCACAAAAGACTGCATCTGAGGCTGCTCAAAGAAGACTCGCGACCCTGAAGTCATCTAAAGAACTATTCCCAGTTGCTCTCAATAAGAACAACCTACCAACTTCTACAGTAAGCATTCCAACCCTTGCATCTCTTGGTGCTGTGAAGAAGACTACCGTTTCTTTGGGAAAGATTCTATACATTTATCTTGCGGCCCCTCTTGCACTTACGGGTGAATTCAATGAAGTTCAGCTCATATTCGGGGTTCACAATGACAGAGCGTCTTACATGCGCTCATTGTCTCTTGCAAGGCATCCCATAGACATTGAGTCTTTTAGTAGCGACATTACTGAATTCTCTAAGAAAAAGCCAAAGATGACGATAGCTGATTTTGCATCTATGCTGAATGAGAAGCACATATCCAATGAGTTTGCTTTCGCTCACGGTTTCGGATTCATGGCCCCCACTAAGAACAAGGATGGATCAGAGACGAA